ATGCTAGCCCGTTCCGGACTATTCATGGAAGGTTGCATGCGGGATGACAGTTACACCTATCAATCGCAGGGTGGAAGGCATCTTAGAAGAGAGTCGGAAGGTCGAATTTCTTCACAGTGTTAGATGGTTAGTTACTGCGATCTTCTTTGGAATCGGTTGGGTTATCGGTTCCATCTTTAGAGTCACGTGGCGAATCATAACTTTTATGTACGTCGCTGCCGTAGTCGGATTCAAGGATGCTACTAAGAAAGGGGGGGTAAGTGGGAATCTTAGATAAGGTAAAAGCATACAAAGAGGCTCGCGCTTTCCCACCTGGATTAGCCGGCCTTCCTAATGGTGGTTTTGATGAGTACTTTGGACACGATGACTCGACTTTTGCGCCTGAGGAGTATGGGGATCTCTTAGCTACGTCTAACGAGATTTTCGCGTGTGCAACCTTACGTGCACGTTTGATGTCCACCATTGATCTTCAGATCTTCAGAGGTAGAGGTCAGAAAAAGAAGCTCGCTGACAACTCGCCTGCTGCCAAACTCCTCAGGTACGTTAACCCGTTCTGGACTCAGAAGCGCTTAGCCCGCATGGATGAACTGTCCATGTGCCTCTGGGGTAAGAGCTATTGGGCTATCGAGAAGGTGAACGGTCAGCCTAAAGAGATCTGGTGGCTCAAGCCTTCTCGTGTTCGACCAGTGCTCGATCCTGAGAAGTACATTAAGCACTTTCTGTATGAACCGCTAGATGGTACTCAACCTCTCAAGTTCAACAATGACGAAATAGTTTGGTTCCGTTACCCGAATCCGTTAGACGAATTTGGCGCTATCTCGCCTATCGTTGCGGCCAAGCTTGCGGCTGAGAACGCTTCAAGCATGATGAAATCGAACCGCAACCTCTTCACCAATGGTCTGCAAATGGGTGGCGTAGTTGTCCCACGGGACAAGGTCACCTTTACTGAAACTCAGGCTACAGACCTTCAGTACGCCTTAGACAAGCGTTTCAAGGGTGTAGATAAGGCTCACAAGTGGGCTGTGCTCAGGTATGAGGCAGAGCTCAAGAGTATGAACGTCTCGCCACGGGACGCAGAATTCCTAGGTGGACTCAAGCTGACTCTTAAGCAGATTGCCAATGCCTACGGTGTGCCTGTACCACTCCTTAATGACATGGAAGGGGCAACCCTTACCAACTCACGGGAGTATCAGTCAATCCTCTGGACTAACGCGCTCAAGCCCGATGCAGAGCTGAGGGCAGAAGAGATTGAGGAACAGTTTCTACCATTGTTCCGTGGCGAGGTTGATCACTGTGCTTTCGACTTCTCGACTGTAGAGGCTCTGCAAGAGGCTAAGTCGGAATCATGGACACGTGAACGGCAGGCTATCGACATCGGCCGACATACGATCAATGAAATTCGTGCTGCTAATGGCGAGCCTCCCGTTCCTTGGGGTGACGTTTGGTGGGCACCTGCTAACAAGTTCGCGGTTGACAGTGCAGAGTCTCAAGCGCCTTCCACCTCACAAGCTACTGAAGACGTTACCGACCCTGAGACTAAAAAGGGTGAGACAGATGAGCCTGTCATGCCTGAGGTATCAGAAGACGAGTCACGGGCTTTATTTAAGTCCCTGGAGTTGAATGGGAGAGTGGTCACGTAACTATGGACCGTGGCTATATGCGTGGCCACGTAGACCGGGACATCACTAGTGATAGTGGTCCCATCTGGTTTACAGCCGCAACTGAAGGTGTGAAGGCTGACGGCATTGACCTACGTATGGAAGGTGCGCAGCTAGACCGGTTCCGGGATAACCCGGTAATTCTGTTTGGTCATAACTCGTGGGGTCGTCAGAATCTTCCTATCGGTCGCGCTACTGATGTGGGGGTGGAAGGCAAGAGACTCCGCATTGGTATTGAGTTTGACCAGGAAGACGATTTTGCTCGCACCATTGAGCGAAAGATTAGGGCTAAGTTCCTTAACGCTGTGTCGATTGGATTCGACGTCCAGTCTTGGGAGAAGCCCGGCATGAATCATTGGAACGGTGGCATTGCCACTAAGTGGGAGCTCTTAGAGACCTCAGTGGTTCCCGTTCCTATGGATGAGAAAGCCACTGTAGAAAGTGGTCGTTCTCTGCATGATGAAAACCTTAGGGCTTTCATTGCAGAGCAGGTTGTTAAGGGCATCAAAGAACACTTTGAGCATGCCCGCGAGATAGGTCAGAAAGTTGTGGATTCCGTTAAGGAATTTGAGAACCACAGTGTTAACACGGTGGACGCTTCTAAGGTGATGGCGTCATTTAAGTTCGGGGAGGATAAGTAATGGGTGACTCTATCACCATTGACCAGTTAGCCGAGAACGTTAAGGCTCGCCTTGACGGCATCTCTGATGAGGTTGCGTCTAAGGTCTCTGATGAGAAGCTGACGGAACTGATCCGGTCTAACCTTGACGGCATCCTCAGTGACCCTGAGGTAGTGCGTAAGATCCGGTTCGCTCAGGATGAGCCGGCCGGCCAGCTTGTCGGTACCAAGTACGCGCGATGGGGTCTGTCGCCGGCTGATGTCGAGTGGCTCTATGACTTCCAGTCGTCTCTGAGAGGTACGCCTAAGCGTCACGGTGGCGTCCATGGTGGACCTAGCGAGGAACTGACCCGAACCTTTGAGGCTATCTCTCAGGCTCGCTATGTCCCTATGGACAAGGTTCGTGACATGGATCGGAAAGCGATTGATGATGCTTTCCCTCGTATCCCTATGTCTGCCTTCCACCCTGCGGACCGTAAGCTTGCTCGTAAGGGTCAGTTTGAGCTGACGGAAGCTTACGCCAACGCCATTCGTGCTATGGACACTGCGGAGTCTGGTTTTGGTTCCCAGCTCATTGGCGCTCAGTATGTGCATGATCTGTGGGAAGCCCCTAGGCGTCTTGGCAGGGTTGCTCCGCTCATTAATACCTTTGAGATGACGGACCCGACGGCCTATCTGCCCGTGGAGTCGAGTCTTCCTGAGCTGAGCTATGTTTCTGAGTCCACGCTCAATAACAGCTCCAACTATGGAACTACTAAGACCGGCTCTCAGCGCGTCCAGGTGGATGCTAAGAAGTTCGTTATCCACCAGATGTGGTCCGGCGAGATGGAAGAGGATTCCATCATCCCGTTCGTGCCGTTCCTTCGTAGGCAGGCTGCTAACTCGTTAGCTCACTACCTTGACAGTCTTGTTCTCAATGGCGACACGACTAATGCGGCTACGGGCAACATCAACCTTGACGACGCTGATCCTGCGGACACTAAGTTCTATTTAGCGTATGACGGTATCCGGCATGCCGCTCTGGTGGACAATACCGGTAATGCTGTTGATGTTGCAGGCGCGTACACCTATGAGCATTTCCTTAACATCAAGGCCAAGATGCTGGATTACGCCAATCTTATGGATTGGGGTCACCCTGTTAGCCCTGATGACCTGGTCTATGTCTGTGACCCTGAGTCTGCAGACAAGATTAGCGCTCTTGATGAGGTTCTGACTGTCGATAAGTATGGTCCTGGCGCTACGGTGCTTAGTGGTGAACTTGCTCGGATTGCTGGTCGTCACCCTCTGATCTCGTCTATTGCCGTTCCCAAGACGGAAGCTGACGGCAAGGTTTCCACTACTGCTGCCAATAACACGCTTGGCCAGACGGTTGTGTTCAACCGGCGTGGTGCTGTTATGGGTTGGCGTAGGCGCGTCATGGTTGAGACTGAGCGTATCCCTGCCACGGATCAGACTCGTATTGTCTACTCCCTGCGTAATGGTTTCGGGCGTTTCTCGCCTACCGGTGCTGGTTCTGGTATTGAGTGGGCGGCCGTTCTTTACAACGCCACTATTGCGTAAGTAGTTCTCATTTTTGGGGTGCCCTATCTCTGAGGGGAGGATAGGGCACCCCCTTTAACTATGTCTGGAGAGTTTGTTATGGGACTTAGCACGCGCATTGAGCGGATTATCTCTAAGGGTCAGTTAGTGCCCCTAGAGTTTGGGCAGGCCAACGTCGCCATTTCTCAGTCCGATGTCCAGCTAGTGGGTAACCAGACTGCCGGCTATGTCATGCCGTTTGCCGGCGAGATCGTAGCTGTTACCTACCTGCTTAGCGCTAACAAGACTGCCGGCGTGATGACGGTCGGTCCGACAGTAGGGGGCACTGAGGTTGCTTCCCTGAGGGTCACTGCTGCTAACGCTGCTGCTAGTGGTCGTTCGGTTGTTAAGCGTCTAACGGCTACTTTTGCTGCCGGTGCTGAAATTGGAGTTGAGCTCACTACTGACGCCAACTTCCTTCCTGCTGCATCGGCCGAACTCAACGTAGTTGTGTGGGTCATTCTCAGTCTTGAGGGGATTTAGACATGGCTAAGTACCTCGTTAATCACGTTTACGCTGCCCATACAGACGGCACCTATTACGGCCCTTGGACGCCAGGGGAGACAGTAGAGCTTGATGCAGAGATTGCAGAGTGGGTCAACCGCGACTCTGAGGGGACGCTGACGGAACTCTCTGATCCTGAGTCTAAGCCAGCCGAACGTGAGGCAGCTAAGCCGCCTAATCGCCAACACAAGGGCTCTAAGACCCGATAAGCCGTAGGGAGTTTGCACTATGGCTGTTGTCAACGGATACTGCACCGTGGCGGAGTTACGTACGTGGATGTCTGATACGACAAACATCCTTAGCGAAACCATCCTAGAGAATGCTATTAGTGCAACTAGCCGAATGATTGATGCATTCTGTAGTCGTAGGTTTTGGAAAGACTTGTCGCCCACGACTCGCAAGTATCTAGTGTCAGAGTCCGATATTGCTTGGGTAGATGACATCTCCACTACGAGTGGCCTTGTCGTTCAGACTGACGACTTATCGGACGGAACATTTAGTACTACCTGGCTTTCAACGGACTATGACCTAAGTCCGTTCAATACAGCACTAGACGTAAACACTGCTCATGCGTTCACCCGTATCCATGGCGTGGAGAGGCTGTTTCCTGTCAACGACTATCGGCGAACGTTGCAGGTAACAGCTACGTTCGGTTGGTCGGCTATCCCTGATCAGATCAAACAGGCTTGCCTTATGAAGTCGAACGTTCTAGCCCTTCGTAGGGATAGCCCGTACGGTGTGGCCGGCTTCTCTGAGTTCGGTGTGATTCGACTTGGTAGGACAGAAGACCCTGAGATTACCCGCATGCTGGCACCCTTTGTAAGGTCGAATGTGGGTGCTGTCTGATGGCTGATTTGATGACTATCAGAGAAGCTATCAAGACAACAATTGAAACCAACATTCCAGGTATGAAGGGTTACGCCACTCTCCCGAATGTTGCAACGGTCGTGCCTGCCACTCTTATAGAACCTAATGACGCTGACTTCTACCAGGCTATGGGTAGAGGCACTGACAAACATGAGTTCACGCTTTTAGTGCTGGTCTCGTACAACGATCTACATGTAGCACAGCACAACCTTGACCCCTATGTCTCGGGTAGCGGCCCTACTTCCATTAGGGAAGTCATCTTTAATAACCGAGATCTGGGGGTGGAAGGCTGGAATGCATCCGTAGGCAGCATGTTCGATTATGGTATGCGTTTTAGTGGCGATCATATGGGACGTGGTCATGAGCAGTTTGGGGCGCGTCTCTCGTTAACTGTCTACACGCGGGGATATAGCTAATGGGCAGCTTTGCATTAGTGGACGTAACCACGCATATAGGCGGTTACGACTGGACTACAGATATGAATCAGATGACCTTTGGCTTAGAGGCTGAAGGCCTGGATAACACTACGTTTGGTAATGGCGGTTGGCGTAGTCGTCTTGCTGGACTGAGAGACATCAATGCTGAGCTTGCTGGCTACTGGCAAGCCGGCGCTACATCGGTAGATGTGGAAGCCTTCACCAAAATGGGAACGGCTAATGAAGTCGTCACTATGGGTCCGACCAATGTAGAAGGTGAAACAGCCTACCTGTGGCGTGGTGAGAAGCTCACCTATGACCTGTTCGGAAACATTGGTGAGGTAACACCATTCAACGTAGCAATGACGGGCTCACATGGTGAAGGCGCTGCTAGGGGAGCATGGTTAAAGAAGAAAGCTAATGTCTCGTCTACAGGGGCAACGGGAACGGCTTTCCAGATTCCGGGTGGAATTCTAGCCGACACGGCATTACATGCGAGCTTCCATGTTTTCTCGGTAGGTACGACCATCACGGCAGTCTTAGAGTCGGATGATTCTTCTAGCTTTGCATCTGCTACCACAAGACTTACGTTTGGTCCCATCACTGCAACAGGTGGCACATACGGACGTGTTGAAGGCGCAATTGCCGACACCTGGTATCGCTTACGTGTGACTGCTGCAACGGGGACTTTTAATATCGCTAGTGCGATTGGAGTAGGTGTTTAGATGGCTTCCTTTGCGTTCA